GAAGCTCGTCGTGAGACTGCTGTACCTGGTGCGACTTCAAGTGAATCACAAATTTGGAATACAGAAACAATCTTCATGGGTATCATGAAGGGTGCTGATGCTATCGTCCAAAAAAGTGGTAATGTGAAAGGAATGCCTGTTGCAGCTTTGAACTTCGATTTTGGTGGAATGGTTGCGGGTCAATATGACTCTCTAGATTCAACTCGTCGATATGTTTATGCTGAAGAAGTTCAACAGTTCAAAGCTATTGACTCAACACTTGGATACATCCTTACTGACTGCTTAGTGTAATACACTCCAAAGAGATGACATGTGCGACAACCACAAAGTACACTTACTAGCTGAAAGAGATGCGGACAAACGAGCCGTTGAAGACCTTTCGAAACAACTCAAAGGTCAATCAGGAGAAGTCGCACGATTAACGAAATCCAAGATCAAAGAACTTAAGACTTTGATCAAAGCAGAAAATCAAATGAAATCAGTGCTTGCAAAATCAAGAACTAGATTTTTAAAAACTTTAGATGATGCAGTAAAAGCAACAGACCCATTAACTTTGTTATCTCTACCTAGAGAGCAGATGATTGAATTTATTATTCGAGGGGGTTTTGATCAGTCCATTGATGAGTTCATTGAACAGACTGACCTCATAGCCAAAGCTGTGGAAAATACTGCCAAGATAGTGCAACCCGATCTCGGGTTGATACCTATTCAGCAAAAGCTTGACATCATGCAGACTGCAACTGTTGAGCAAATATTCGATGACGTTGTGATCCCTAATGTCGCCAATGGTGTAAGAGACTCATTGACTGCAATGACCTTGGATGTACCTGCCTCCGTCGCTATATCCTCACTTGCTCAAAAGATGCAACAAGCAACAGGTCGACAGCTCACAGAGATCAACACAAAGATCTCTATGTTTGGTCGTGCCGTTACTGCTTCGATAGCTGAAGAGGCAGGATTAAACCTTTATTTATACACAGGTCCAGACGATGGGTTGACAAGAAAGTTCTGTAGTCCTTTGGTTGGTAAAGTGGTGAGTGAATCACAGATGAAGAAACTCAACAACGGTCAAGGACTACCTGTTCGCACAGGTGGTGGAGGATATAACTGCCGACATTCATGGAGTCCTATATCAAAAGGATTTATGAAAGCGGCTAAACTACCCAAAGCAACAACGACAGATATCAACAAGGCAAACGCTGGAGGTAAACGGTGATACGTAAAGCAGTAACAAGTCAAAACTATATGTTCGAATGGAATGCACCCAAACCGATCAACGGCACTCCATCGATTACCTTCAAGGCATCAAGCACAGTTACATCCAATATGAATCACTCAAGAGCTGATATCTCTGTCACTGCGATTGGTAATGATAGACGTACATTGACAATCGCTTCAAGTGATGCACTTCAAAGAGATCAAGCACTTGCTTTTTTAAAAACAAATGGAGATGCTTGGTATTCCATTAAGATCGTTCGTATCGTGGGAACAACTGCCGTATTGGCTGAACCGTTGCCACGTGAGATTGATTTATCCACATCAGCGACCATCGAGTTTGCTATGTGGTATTATGAGGCACAGTCTAGCGATGTGACAAGCACATCGGGAACCTTTCAATACTTGATCAGTTACACCGTCGACTTAGGACAAAACAATTTATCCAAGTTGGACAAGGGAGTGATCAAGGTTACTCCTCGACCATTTGATACAGGGTTGAATCATGATTCGTTGGTGGATCGATTTGCTTCACTCGCAGACATGGTGCCACGTCGTCAAGCTGACTTTCTACCACAGATAGAGTCTTCACTTGATGAGTTGTCTTTGATGTTACGTGAACGACTACAGGCTTCTGATGTAACAGAAGATGAGATCTTCAATGCAGAGTCATTTCAACTGTGTCATGCATATTGCACAGCATCACGTATCTATGAAATGAATCTACAGCTTGACGCTGCTGAAGCAATGAAAAATCGCTGTATGGAGTTGATGGACATTGCACTCAAATCAGTTGACCTTGACCTTGATGGTGATGGTATCATTGATGATGGTGAGGTTGATCTTGAGAAGTCAGGAGGAAAGTCAACAGACTTTCGTGCAAGTTGGAAGACATACACAAAGACTGAGTATGATAAGGACTTCACACCTAAACGAGCAATGAGACACTAATCATGCCTAATAAAGTAAGCCTTAGTTTTCCAGGTAGTGTGTGGACTGCAAAAGATACCAAGGTGTTAGCCTCCAATACTTTGGCGAGTATTAAGCTAAGAACGTCAAAAGGTATCGATGCCAATGGTAAAAAGTTTGATGACTACTCGACAAAGCCGTTGTATGTTTCTTTTCGTGGTGCAAGACTAAAGCCCAAAGGGGGAACACGAAAGTCACGAACAGGGAAGTCCGTGTTCTATCAAGGAGGTTATCAACAATACAAGCACGATTCACGCAAGCGAAACAAACGAGCGAAGAGTGCTGAGGTTGATCTTGTCTTGTCTGGTCAACTTATGAACAACCTCGTTGTACTATCTGCGACAGAGACAAAATTCATAATTGGATTGACAAAGCATGTTAGACATTATGGATATGCTGTGAATGTGGATAGAGAGTATTTAGGATTAACCAATGATGAGATAGACACCATCGTTGAGGCTGTATCTATTGACATCTCTGAGAAGCTAAGAAAGAAGCGCAAACGATGAGCCGAGGAATATTTCAATCACTAACAAAACTAAAAGACATGATCGAGGCGATTGACCCAAAGACTGACGGTCATAATGGATTTGTATGCATTGATGATGGTACAGGTATGACCTCCTCCCTTGAATCAAGATTTGAAGGTCAACGTCAATTTGCTTTTGAGTTGACATCGATGGCAATGGATGATGGTAGTGCAGGGCTAAGTGGAAGGAAGAGAGTATCTGTTGATACTGTTATTCGTTACGCTATACCCAAGGAGCATGGATTCAGAATAAGGATGATGAATGAGGATGCAGGTAAAATCATTGATACCATCAAGGGTCCGCAGTATGAATTTAATACAACAGGCATTGTCAGTGTGATACCCTTACAGGCACGTGCTGAAGAAATCACAGACAACACAGGTGAAACCGTCGGTCACTTGTTAGTTGTCCCCTTTGATCTTTTATATTTGGAGGCTTAAAATGAGCGTAACTCATAGATCTTTAAGTGTCGCTGTTGAATCGTCTTTCGGTTCACTATCAGCAACAACAAACTTACCTGATAACAGTGGGTTGTCATATGTATCAATTCCTTGTGAGCGTGATCCCATTCTGATTTATGGTGATGTTGTAGCAAGTGAGCGTAATGACGCACGTGATGGTTCGTACTTTCTACCACCAGAACCCGACACAGTCTTCTCTAGTGGTAGTCGTGTTCGTCGTCGTACAGGCACCGTGAACCTTCGTGTTGATCTATCGACGATTGGAAGTTCACCATCTAACTATAACGCCAACTATCTTGGTTATCTTTTAGGTGCAGGATTCTTGACCCAATTAGGAGGTGTCGCAAGTGTTACGGCTAGCGGTGTGACTGATGTCAACAATTTTGCTGCGGCAGGTTTTGCGGCGACAGACATTGGAACACTGTTGAGTTCTGTGTTGAACGGTGCTGTTGAGTATTCTGCTATCACTGAAGTAAGTGGTACAGACATCACAGTATCTCCTGCATTCTCTGCGGGATTCACAGCGTCAACTCCTTCAGTTCGTGGAACTCAAACATGGTATCCAGGAAGTAGGAATGCGACAGGCACAAGAACACATTCACTATCATTTCGTGTCGATGGTGTGAACTTCAGATCGTATGCTTATGGTTGCGTGCTTGAATCACTTAGCATCTCTCTTGACAATGGTCGACTTATGGCTGACTTCACTTATCAAGCCGCATTGATCCAAGATGACCATACTAATGCAGTAGGACCAATCGAGCCAACATACAACGCTGGTGCTCCTCCATTCTTTAGAAATAGTTATGTAGTGATATCTTCGACATCACCTTCATCATTGAGTAATGCCACTACAGCCAACGCCTTGGCACGAACTACTTTAGATTGTGAAGACTTCACCTTGACAGTAACAAACACGCTTACACCACTAGGACATAGTGAGTCTATCCTGGCGATGAGCAACATGGAAATTACTGACGTTGATGTTGAATTGAGCTTGACTTTGTCCACTGTCAACACAACGATCAACAATGATTATTTCAACAGAACCGTTCGTCAAGTGTTAGTAGGTACAGGACCCCAAGCCGATGGCGAAGGGTGTGCGATTATGATTCCTGCTGCTCAACTTGCAAATGATCCAAGTCAATATGATGTGAGTGGCAACGATATCGTAAGACAAACGTTAACATATAAACAATCAAGATATGCGGGAGATGTCAATGGCGGTGCGGCTTATGAAAGCGGTGCGGGCTGTTCACCCTTCCGTCTAGCCTTAGGACTATAGGGAATAATTATGGCTTTGCATTTTCTTACATCAACAGACCAAACTTTTACTGTCGTTGTCACTTCTGATCCATCAGTGTCATGCAATGACGAACAAAGAGCAGAGTACTTGAACACAGGTGACTTGTCCAAGTTGGACAATGTTGGAGAAGATGCAACTAGGTTCACCCTCAAGCCGTTGGGGCCTGCGGAACGTGAACAAGCTGAAATACGTGCGGGTGCTTTTAGTCGTTCGGAGCTTGGTCGATATCTTTGGGTAGAAGCTCCCAACGATCCCCTTAAGAAAGCTCGATGGCATCATAAGCTCGCTGTTGATGAACGTGAAGCACTAGCATCTTATGAGTCATACATATCGAGAGTATATGTTGAGATGATTCGAGAATCACTAATTAAGATCAATGATGAGGACGCAAGTGTTGACATGATCCAAACGATTCGTCCTGATGCTTTACGTATTAGCACAATCACAGAGTTAGTGCTCCACATTCAACGTGCTTCATTAGTAGGTGATGCGGGAAAGTAGCACTTGCCTCTACTGTGTGGACAAGCTTCTCAAGTAGAGGGTGGAACTGTGAACAGTGTAAAAGCAATCCAACACTAAGGCGTCAACGTGGCAATTGTGGTGGAGCGTTCTTGTCATCTTTGTCACAGGTTCGTAAAGATGAGCTTGGGTTGTATATGCCAGGCTATAGGATAGCTCCCAATAGTGGTGAGGCATACAGTGATTTGAAGATTCGTTCTTGTCCTATTGCTAACATGAATCGTGTTGCCTCAATAGTCACAAACTATGGAAGAATAAAATCAGGACTCATTAAAATCGAAGACATATATCCACGTCCTACTTGTGCTATTATTGAATCATTGGAAATAATAGAATATAATCAAACGCAAATGACAGCACGTCAACACGAACAAGCACTAAACGAGGTGTAACATGGCGAATGGTGGAACCGTTGAAATAGAAGTTGAACTCACAGGAACCAAGGATATACGTGAGGGACTTGGTTCCATCGGTGAAGCAGGGAAGACGCTTGTTGACTCAATGCACTTCTCGAATGAGAAACTTGGTGAAGGCATTGGTTCACTCGGCGAGTCAGTCTTCGGGTTAAAAGATTCATTCTCTGAACTCAAGACAGGTATAGCATCACTAGGCACCACAGGTGCGAGCGGCTTAATGGCTTTACTCGGTCCCATTGGTGCAGTAATAACGGCAGGCTTTGCACTGTATGAAGTTTTTAAATTAATAAGTGGTGCGGCTCAAGAAGCTGAAGAAAACGAGAGTGCAATGGCTTCTGCGGCAAGTGATTTGCAAAGTAAGCTTGAAGCATTGAGTGAGAAGGGTGTGACGCCTGCAACGTCAGAACTCCAAAAGTTTTCCTTGGTTACAATCAAGGCACAGATCGCAAAAGAAAAGCTACAGTTTAGGCAAGAGAAGATGACGAAGGTCACCATCAAAGCCTATGAAGCTGACGAAAAGGCGAGAAAAGCACAAGAGCAATTGAACAGAAGTATGGAGATTATTACAGTAACAGAAGGACAATTGACCGTAGATCGTCAGAGACTCGCACAGGCAACACAAGAGCAAGCAGAAGCGAACAAGGAACTTGAGGACACAATTGCCTCGTTAAACAAACAGCAGGAAGCAACGAATAAGAAAATCAAGGCGGCGGCAAAATTTGAGAAGGAGCTTGAAGAAAGAAGTCCAGAGTTCTTGAAAAGCAAGGTTAAAGAGAACATTGAGAAGCTTAAAGGCTTGAAGTTGATGGAACAAGAGAATAACTTGACTCAAGAGATGTTTAACATTGCTCAAGTTCAGATTGAAAAAGAAGCCGCACTCGCATTGTTAAAAGCAGAGTCGAACGAAGAAAATGCACTCGCTTTGATGCACCAAAACCGAAGACTTGAACATCAGATCAAATTGATTGATCGTAATGCACTAGTAAAAGAAGTCGCAGTCAAGAAAGAAATGGAAGCTGAAGAGGCGTTTGAG